TATATGGGATGCCTTCTGATGTATCAAGGAACCACTCACCCAGTAAAAATTGGAGGTGTATTGTTAATCTTTGGACTAAGTCTTCCTCACTCCCTGTGAGTTTTATATCCCTATTGCTAAGTGCCATATCATGGTCTGTATCAAAAAATATATCCATTATGATGGTGCTCCTGATTTTCCTGTTATTGGTCTTGATTCTGCATCTACAAAAGTTCCTGGTGCATGGCCATGAGCATTTAAGCTTGATATAATTGATGTTGCGAAATCTGAAGCTGTCAGCACTCCTGTTGAACTCAATATTAATGATGTCAGGTTTATAATTGTTGAGCTAATTATATTAACAGCAGTTGCCCCTGTAATGTTTACAATTGATGCTGTAATATCAATGTTTGTTTCTGCTATCATTTCTATCATTGGTGCAATGAATGATATTTTGGTTTGACTTTCAAAAATTGCATCACCGGTAGATTCTATAGCAATAGTGCCAGAATCTGATACAGTTATTAAAGATGTTCCGTTGTTTGCTTTTATAACCATATCTGAACTATCAAAATCTGGTATAACCTCTGTTTGGGCATACATCATAGGGATGGCAAAAGCATCTGATAGAGAGTGCTTCCTAATATCCCCAGGGGCTTGTATATCCCCAGATAAAAGCCAGGTGTCTATAGACCTCTCAGCAAAGCTAATCCATACATGATCACCTACCTCTATGGGGAAAGAGATAGAATACTTTGAAGATTTCATATAGCGGAGAGGTACGCCAATCAGCAAAGGAAGATCAACCAATTCACCATTTATTTTCCGCTGTATTGTTGGTTGAGCTTCTATAGTTTGTTCAGCAGGATTAAAACTTTGAACAACAGCTGGCAGCATTGTATGCACTTCTTTCAAAGCACTATCAATAGCAGTCTGTATCACTGTCTCCAAAGTTGTTCTTGGATCAGCCATTAGAACACCCTCCCATTGATCTGTGTCTCCCAAGCATTATCATGGGTGTCTCCAACATGTATCAACTTATCTATCCTATATACCCCTTCATTTTTAATTGGTGGAACTTTCTTGAAAAATAAATTCCCAGCATTGATCTTTTCAGATATACTTTTTATTTCAAATCTTCTTCCAAGCTTTAGATCAGGCAGTAAAAGATTTTTAACATTTACTCCAACATCAGATCTTTCTGGGCTTCCTATCATTCCTGAATTCTGATTGATCACAAAAATAGGAGTATCATCTAATGGTTTGTCTTTTACAGTTGTCTCAATGATTCCATCATTGACAGAGAAGTCAAACCCTCATTCATCAGCTATTTTCTTCAGCCAATCCTTAACATTCCCTGTTATCTGAAGACCTCTTAAAAGGGATTGTTTGCCACTTACACAGCTTGTTAGTCCCTGTGTTATCCCTTTTGTTACTCCTTCCATGCTCCCTACAAGTTCATCAAAGATATTTTCTGTTGTTGCTCCTGGAGCCAATGTCTTATTTATTGTAGCATTATTGATATCCTTAACAGCATCACCACAATATAAAGTGCTGATCCAATCAACACCTTGTTTCTGGTGTAAGACATTTATTATATTTCCAGAGAATAATAGAGGTGGTTTTCCATATCCAGCATACAGTTCAACCTTCAATCCAGCCTCTTCAATCTCTTGTCTGCTTGCTGACTTTAGATTATATATCTGTATGTTTGCCTTATTTGGATATCCAACAAGTGATTTTTCAACATTAAATTTTATCCTCAAATCTGAGATATTTAGTGCCTTGATCAGAACCCTTGCTTGTCTTCCAAATAATATCATTTTGAGTAAACCTCCAGAATATAATCTTCAATATCAAATCTTGTTGGATCAATCACAGAATCAATCTTTATATCAAAAGGAATATTTGTATACTGCTGAAGAATAAATAACCCAGATACAAGCTTTATTCCAGCCACCAGAACAGTACTATCTTCTGTTAATATATCAATAGTCCAGAATCCTAAAGTATTCCAGAGCTGTCTGAAATTGTAGACAACTTCTTCAATAACAGTTGTTCTTGTTTCTTCTGGGCTCAAGCTTAATTTTATTTCACCTAATTTGCTCATATTGGCTTCAGTCCTCCACTTGTAGAAGGTGTCATGCTATCTGAAATATCTTGATCACCAAAAGTGGTTGCTGGTGGCTCTCCTGTCCCAACAAGTAATACCTCAGACAAAGATGCAGTAAAATAAAGAGCATTTGAAGTATCTTTGTCTTGTGATTCAGACAGGCTTGTTATAAGTACATTATCATATGACTTCAACCCTTGCACAAGTGTAAATGGTGTTCTATCTATCTGCAATTCAAGCAGTGCTTCCCAAGCTAATTGTGCTTTAGTCTGCAACCCTGTTTGGCCAAAAGGGCTTTGAATAGCTTCAATAATATTCCTGCTTGCATTACTAACAACACCGCTGATAGTAAAGGTCATTGGTTCAATGATAACATGATCATTCATGTCAGCACCATTCTCAACGGGATTCTTTGTCAGCCTTGCATTTGCTGAAGCACCCTCTGTTATGGTGACATCAATCTCTATTTCACCAATGAAGTTGCCCTTCTTAAAGAGTAATTGAGTTGCTGCCATTATACTTCCACCGCTGATTCAAGGTTAGTATTTGCCCCAGCATATTGCTCATTCAAGACCTCTGTTATGGTCTTCTTCACATCTGCTGTATCTCCACCATTAATTGCTATGCTTATACTTGGGCTTGAAGTATTATTTGTTGTTTTATTTGAAGCTCCACTTGCCTGCCCTGCTGCTGCTATGGGGACAGGGCTGACTCCTTCTGCTCCCCCTATTGGAGAAGCTTGGCCAATATTAACTCCAGGGATTCTGTTCAATAGGTCTATCCCTTTGTTTAATGGACCTATAAATTTATTTAATAGTTCTACACCAACAAGCTTGATGGCCTCTCCTAATCCGCTGATCCAGCTTATGATGTCATTAATCATCATACCAAAGCCTTCAACAGCATTCCCAAGCTCATCTGAGAAAAGTAACTTCCAGCCTTCAGCAATCTTACCAATCCAGCTTAATAGTATTTTAAGTGACTCAGTCAGCATTGGAAAGTCTTCAAGCAGATTACCAATCCAAGAATCACCACCATTTGCAAATTTCTGTAAATCTTCTATGAGGAGGAGTATGGCTGCCCCAACAGCAAGCAGAACAATAGGAATAAATAAAGCAGTTGCATTAAGGGCTATTAATAAGCCAGTAGCTAATTTAATGGCATTACCCCATCCACCAAAAGCCTGAACAACTGAATTGATGATTCCAAATATTCTCATAGCAATATTTGCAACACCACTTATTACTTTTATCAAGACCTCAAAAAACTTCTCAAGACCTTGCTGGATAAAAGCTCTATTTATTTTGAACCACTCCACAAACATTTTTGTTACTGGAGTAATTACCTTCATCAACTTTGTGCCTATAGAACTGGCAACACCCTGTACTATTTTTTTAACTTTCAGCATTTCATCATTAAAATTAGCAGCAGCACCAGCAGCATCCTTATCAATAGCAAAACCAAGCTTTCTGGCTTCTTCTCTTTGCTCCAGCATAGCAGCACTACCATCTTGGATGGATAAAAGTAGATCACTACCAATACCAAGTTTCTGAGTCAACTCAAGTTTCTCAGCTTGTGTTCCAAGAGCAGCAACTGAGTCTGATATCTCAAGTAGCATATTATCTGCACTTTTCACTTTGCCCTCAGCATCAGTAGCTGAAAGACCTAGCATCCCAAAAACTTCAACACCTGCCCCAACCCCTCTTGCTGCTTCAGAGGATATTTTTGAAAGGTTTTCAAGAGAGCTATTCATAGAATCAATTGAGCCACCATTCAGCTCAGCAACATAACCAAGCTCCTGCATAGCTCCAAGATCAACTCCAATTCTTTCACTAAGTTTACCAGTGGCATCATTGGCAGCAGCAATACTCTTTGCAAAAGCAAAAATCCCAGCAGCAGCAGCACCAGCAGCAGCAGTAACAGCGAGCATACCTTTAGCAGCAGTCTCAACTCCATCATTGAATTTTTTGACTGTCTCATCATCAAATTCAAAACCAAGTTTAGTAACCAAACTTTCTATTACTTTAGTTGCCATGCTTCTGATTCCTCAAATATTCAGCTTCTTCTTTTAAGTCCAGAACCTCAGACAAATAAAACATATCCTGCAAGCTGTAAATTGTATTCATTTCATGGAGTGTTGCCATGTTCCCAAGGATTAATCTTGCCACCAATGGCTCAATATTTAGTTCTCTGTTTTCTCTTTTGCCTGATCCATGGTGGGCAAATTTAATCCTTTTTACTTTCCCGTGGCAAAATTTGCCTCCAGGATGAAGCCAACAACCTTCCACATATCCATAACTTTTCCTACAAAGTCATTTTCAAAATCAAGGCTAATTGGAACCTTGACCCCATCAGCATCCTTTTCGATGAATACTCCATTTTCAAAAAGAGACAGGACAAAGGTATATGCTTTTTCATCATCAAAATTATCAAGGATTGGGGCAAGAGCTTCAAGCATTTCATCTGCTTTCTTCATCTTTCCCTTTCCAAGGACTTCAAAAATACCTTTTCCAAGAAGACTTATCAGCCTGGTTTGTGTCCTGAGTGCACGAGTACCAGGCATCTGATTAACAAGATAAGTTGTCCCATTTATTACTTTTCTTTTTTGTTCCATTGTATCTGCCTCCAGGCTGGGGGTTTATATTATGTTGGGATTACAGATGTTAGAAAGTCACCCTGTAAAACCCAGTCCATTGTGTTTGGATTTGCACCTCTAACAATTGGAGGTGGCTTCATAATCCAAGCATTATTTACTATGTGTGATTCTCCAGTCTCTTTATCATTAACAATAAAGGGGAGAACACCAGAACCAGTCTCACGATCAATATTAAATTGGGCCATAAGAATAGCATTACTTTTACTTGTCTGAAGAAGCTTGATTGTCATGGTAGAGCTACTGTCAGCAGTCTGAGTTCTTGTTACATCACCCTTTGCTCCTACAACCTTAACAAACTGGTCAGCATCATACTCAATGCTTACAACATCATCCCCTTCAGCAAACCCTTCAATTTCTTGTATACCAAAGATAACATTAATATTTTTGAATGAAAAATTCTTAAAATCAGCCATCACAACCTCCTTATATACTCACTGTTCCACGAACAATTATTGTGTTAATCCCACCAGCCAGTTCAGCAGTAAATGTGCCATCAGGAAGAAGTCTATCATCCCTGTCTGCCTGGTCAACATCTGATCTTTTTGGGAAGAATGTTTCAACAGTCCCATCAATAAGGATGCCCTGTTTTACTCCATATTGATCAAGCCGACTAATCAGGCGGTTATCAACGATTGTTATCCCACCATTTGTGAATGGAATAATATCTTTTTCAAGCAGCAATGAAAGTAAACCTTCTTCAACTCTTGCTTGAAGAAAATCAATATTTCTTACAATGTCAATATATTCACCCTCTTTGTCAATATTTTTACCACCACCCATGGTTCCAAAATAAGTGAAATCAGCAGCCAGGGTTGTTGAGTAAAGATTACAATTAACAGCAAGAGCATTATTTTTTTGGTCTTCTGTTAAAGCCACAGCAGGGATATCTACAGCAGCCCCTTCAGCAATCCCTGCCAGAGTCTTATAAGCCCAGTTTGTGCTTCCAAGGTCTTTAGGCAACTGCTGTCCCATCCAGCTTGCATCAGGATATAGGGTGGCATTGTCATGGTAAATATTTCCAGACCGCTTATAATTTGCATTCATCAGGTAATAAGAAAAGGTTGATGTGCTTCCAGAGACCAATACATTTGGATCATTGGTAGCAACAAGAAACATCTTTCTTCTGCTTTCAATTTCATCAGCCATATCTTCAGTGACTGTATCATCTCTGAATTTAAGCAAGGCACCCATAGCATACCAGTCACTATTCTTTGCTTCAATAGCAAGTAAAGCTGTAGCAAAGTCTTCAGCAATCTGACCCTGAGACAGTAATGACCCACCAAGATTAGTAGGACTTGCAATAACATCACCATCAAGATAATCAGATCCACTAATATCTGTTCCAGTTCCTTCTGGGGTGAGTAATCCAACAAGAGATGTTACCCCAGTAGTGCCAGATGTTATAACAAATCTGTTTATTAGATAGTAGCAGGAGCCATTTGCACCAAGAGCAGTATTAATAACAGTAGCCACATCATCAAGACTTGTGACAGAAGAAAAGTCAAGTGCAGTAAGTTCAATACCACCACCATCTATATCAGCAACAACAGTCCCATCTGAAATAAGTTTCCAGACTTCAATATCAGCTTCTGGAGAGTCGCCACATTCGAGGACAGCAGCAGTAGCATCATCAGCAAACCTTCCAAATACAAGTTCATCTGGCTGGTCTTCAAGGAATGGATCTTGGTTGAAAAAAGCATCTGCATATTTCCATTCTTCGGATTCTGCACCAAAGAATAGTGCTACAGCCTCTGGTGTTGAAAAACTTCGTGCCCTTCTTGATATAGTCAATAGATCAGAATCAGTGATGGCCATAAGAATACCAAAACCTGCTGCACTCACACTTGGGGTGCCCTTCCTAATTTCTACATCAACAAATCGTTTAATTGGTCTTGTTGCCATTTTATTCTCCTATTGTTGTTGTTGTTCCATCAATTTCATTTGTCAACTGGACTTTTTCAATCTGGCCAACAGTCTCTATTGCTGTTTCTTCTCTAATATTAAACACTATATCAAATTGTGCTCTTTCTTCCCATCTTTTATCAATCAACTCTGGTATCTTCTGGATTTGAGTTGAGGTTGCATATCCCAAGCCAGCCTCCCATAGTTGGTCTGAAACTTCCACTTTCATTAAGCTCTTTTTTATATCAATTGCACTCTGATATGATGCTGCATAATATGTATTAATACTTATTGTTACTTGATTGAAAGAAGCATATATTGGAGTCAATTCTCCATCTGATTCCCCTGTGCCAAACTCTGAATCTGTTATTATATTTATAAGAGCATAGCTGGTTGTTGGCCTTGGAGCATTTGGGTATGCAATTATCACTTCCAGCCCCAACAATCCATTTAACCAGTTATATAATGCATCTTCTATTTGAATAATATTCATTATACCCTTACTGCTATTGCCTTGTAATAGCTGCCAATATAGCGGTTTGCTACATTAAACACCAGCCAGTTAAGCCCCTTGTATAATATTACATCACCAGTTTTGCTATCAGTTTGTGGAATCAATGCAAAAGCTGTGTGTATTTTAATTGCCTCATCATTTCTATTCCCCTCAGGCAAAGCCTTTAAATCATCTGGAGTAGCATTTTGGACCACTCCGCTGAATGAGAGGGCTTCTGGTGTCCCATCCACCCATCTACCATTTACATATGACCCTGGATTCCTTGTCCCTGTTACTACTTCAAGCCAGCCATCAAAGGCATCTGTTACATCATTAATACCCATTATGAATTGACCTCCCAGGTGATAGAATTTTTCAATTGTCCTGTATCAATAAGAGGATTGCTTGAGCCCTTTTCTGCTATTGTTCTTGGACTATTTGGTGGAGATTTAATATCAACTATTTTCTTAGATATTAAACCAGCAACAAATGACCCAACTAAGCCAAGAGCTTGTTCAACCTTCATTTCACCTGATTGAACTTTCTTCAATAATTTCTCTTGAAGTTTCACAATCTCTTTCTTATTCTCCTTAGTAGTAGCCCTAATAAAAGACCTTTCAGGGATTGTAGAGGTGCCAAACTCATGGGCAAAGCCTATGTTTGCCACTGTTATATCTCCACTTGGGTGCTTACCTGCATCTATAATACCTACATCCACAGTACCAGGAGTTTTGACCCTTTTAATAAGACCTTCAACACCACCATTTATTTTCTTTCTTTTAAATGACATATGCAGGGACTCCAAGATTTTTTCTCAAAGTAAGATATCTTTGGCCATAAGAAGTTGAAGCATAATAAGCATCAGCCTGGCTCCCAAGGGGTGCAGTATTGTAGCTAACAGATGTTCCATCCACTGCCCTGCTTGCTACCTGCCCATTTGAGCCAGCATTACCAGCAGAGCTTTTATCACTCAATACAAGATAATGAGCTGTTAAATAATTTAAGCCAAGATCATACTTAGCACCCCAGAATGCTTCATTCAGAATAAGGACTGAATCATCAATGAATGATTGCACTCGTGCATCATCTTGTGAGTCAAATTCTGGAAACCTAATTTTGAATGAAGCTGGAGTGATCATTATTTGCCCTCTTTCTTTTCAAGCTTGTCAAGTTGTTTTTGCATTTTAGCCATCAGGGTGGTCATAGCAGAGTTGGCATCAGTAAGTTCTTTTATTACATTTGCCTGATCATCATTTGCCTGATCTTTTTTCAGAATCTGTTCATTCTGCTTTTGAATAATTTTCTGAGCTTTATTTAGTTTTTCATTTTTTTCAAAAGAGCTTTTTGCTGCTGCATCATCCTCTTTTGAAAGTTTTGCATCTCTTCCAACAAGCCTGATTGACTCTTCAATCATTGATTTATTTACAGGAGTTCTTGAGTATGCTGCAAGCTCATCTTTCTCAATATCCACATAATTGAAACCAGGCATAATTCTCAAAGTCTTCTTGCCAGATGCCTTTAAAACCCTGACTGCTTTTGTTATATTTTCAAGTGTTATCAAAATAACCTCCATTTCTATTTTTAAGGGGTCAAAGCTCTTAAATAAGACCACTTTTGAACTTAGGCATACACTCGTATGCCTAAGTTGGTTAAAAATTTCATCAATTAAAACAAGGTGTTATATCCCATCTGCATAACGGGCTGAACCAGGATATCTGAACTCAACACCACCAGTTTTGTATGTTCCAGGCACTTCATATCCACGCCCTTTCCGCTGTGGTTCGGTGAAGATTAGTGGCTTTGGAATATGCATCACAACCTTGTCAATATCATAATCATAAGCCATCATTCTGTCTGCTCCACCAGCTCCTGCTCCTGCCAATTCAGGGGTAGGAATTACATCATCTGTGGAAGAAAGATAAGGTGAATTTGCAACTAACCAAGCAAGGATAGTAGTATCACTCTGATCACTTCTTGGTGTCCCTGCAATATAATTCCACTGGCCAGTAGGAAGCAGAAGTCTACCTGGTCTCTCAACCTGAAGAGTATCCACAAAAATATCACCCATGAAATCATTAACATCAAATATAATTTCATTTGGTGTTTTTGTATTCCAAGGTGTAAATCCACCAGCGCCAGCTGCCACTGTTGCAGCAGTCACATTTGTATTGTTGATAAAGCCAGGAAGGCCATGATCAGCATCACCAGTCATACCAACTTCCTGAAGGTGCTCTTCACAAGCTCTTCTGGCAACATTGGCTTTGTCAGCAGTAAGACTTCTACCAACAAGCATAGCCTGCCCAAGTTCTTCATCTGAATACTCATAACCAGTTGCAGCAAGCTCAACTGGAACAGTGATCTTTACTGTACCAATTTCTGAAATAGGAACATTCAGAGATTTTGTCCCAACAAACTTAGCAACAGCCCTACCATCCATAAAATAGTAAGTCATGGCAGTGATAAACTCACCACCTTCTGTTGAGATTGGAATGAGAGAGTTGTATGTGATATTCTTATACTTTTTCTCATACATTTTTTGTTCAACACCGGATAACTCAGAAACCAAAAAAGCAAGTCCAGTGGCAGCATCATATTGAAATTTCATTTACTACCTCCCCTTTAAGCTACAGTTGCAGTAGGTGTCCCAATAACACCCCAGTTAGTTCCATCGAAAAGCAGCTCACAAGAGTCCCCTGCGTCATCGAAAGTGATAGTGGTTCCATCCAAGAAATTAGCAGGAGTCACAACAGCATCTGCAGCATCAACAGTCATCTTCAGTGTCTTTCTCTGATTAAGAATACCATCAGCAAGTGTATCAGCCTGAGCCACTGTAGAAACAGTATCAATGTAAGTGATTTCAGTAAGAATACTAATAGCACCAGAAGCAAGAATGGTCTCAGAAGTTCCAGGAGCAACAGCAACATCAGCTCCAGTGTGTCCAAGTTTAATCTTAGCAATACCACCAGCAGCTGTAGTGCTTTCAAAAGTAGCACCAGGAATCAGATCAGCATTTCCTGTGTCAGCATCATTCCTGAAAACACCAATCTCATCAAGCGGAGCAGTATTGGCAGTATGACGGAAATAAACAGGGTCACCAGGGACAACAGAAGCCTCAGTGTATACATAGATCATACCAAAGTCGAGGATGTTGGCTTCTCTCTGAAACTCATAACCATGGATTCCAGTTTCTAAGGTGATACCTGCAGAAGTTTGCTCTGTAATACCCATGAAATCCTGACCAGCAGCAGAAGGTAGAAGACACTGTTCATCATTTGTGCCTCTAACAACAGCCCGACCAAAGAGGAGCCCAAGAGCTTCTTCAACTACCTTGGAAGTAATATTTGCTAACTGAAGATCAACTTTCTGACCTTCATACCCTGCCAAATGTTTTGCATTATAATCAGTGGAGTCCTGTACTGGCATTATTTCTTACCTCCATTAAGGTGATCTGCTACATAAGTTGCCTGAGCAGTTTCACGGGTTGTTTTACCATCTTTCTGGAAATCACCATTCAGTTTTTTCACAGAATCCTTTGCCTCAGCATACTTGATAAGAGCCATATCATATCCAGCATTGATGTATTCATCAGACTTCCCTGATACATCAAGGCCATTGACTTCAGCAATTACAGCAGCTTTAATCTCTTTGTCACAAGAGGTACACTCAGGCATCTTGTCTCCAAGAATAGCCTTAGCATCATTAAGCAACAAAGCCTTATCAGCAACAAGCTTAGAGATAGCATCATCAGAGAACTTAGCAGAGTCAGCAACCAAAGCATCCTTAGTGGCTTCTGCTTCATCCTTCTCTTTTTTCAGCTTCTTCATCTCTTCCTCATCTTCCTCAGACTTCTTTTCAAACTTTTTAAACTCAGCATCATATGCAGACTGTTGCTTTTTGACCGCCTGTGCAAGCTGAGTGTCTTCGGTATTATACTCAATACCATCAATAGTGATGATCATAGTGTTCTCCTTTTTATGATCTATAGTTATCTTACAGGCTGCACCACAACGGCCAGCATCAACAATCGCTAAATGATTCGCCTTGATATTAGTCTGGACAAAATCATAATTAATACCTTCATACACTCCGCTTTCTTCTACCAGTTCATGGGCATATCCAACAGATACCTCAGCTTTCCCATCCCTTACTTTCTTGATGGTAGCAGCATCTGTCAAGGTCAGCAACCCTTCCAGAGTCTTTCCATCAGAAGAACCCTCAACACCTGAAACAGAGCCCACCTGGAGGTCTTTTACATTAGACAGTGTAACAGGTACTGAAGGGTGATCATCTGTAGAGACAAGGTTGATAAAACTATCAACACTACTCTTATCAAATACTTCATCAGGAGATCGGAACACACCATATTTCTTACTTGGCTCAAGCTTTGAATCAAGCTCAAACCCAAAGTATTCCTGAACACCAATTCTTGATAAGGTCACAGGAGCTGTTAAAAATCCTGATGTCTCGTCATATGTAGCTTTCTGGATTGGTGATTTATCTTTTATAATTATCATCAATTCACCTCAATAACAGGTCTGAATGAGCACCTACAGTTAATATCAGTTATGCCAGGTTGAATGAATTTCTGGCAAGTCTTTGACCAAGCACCTTTGCTTAGATCATACTCAACACCATCCAACTCCTTGTGGCATTTCCTGACTCTCTCATCATCTGAAGTCATATATATCCCTTTCTTGATTCCAAGATTGTTAGACCTCCTGAGAGATATCTGAGAGTTGATAGTCTGGACTTCATTCC